AGCAAAGACTAGCAAAGATTGGTTTACCAAAGTATTCAGAGCTAGTGAAACAAAGATCATAGCTCAAGACGAATTAGATGCTGCTAAACAAACAATGTCGCCTGAAAGTTACGAACAAGAATTTGAGTGTTCATTTCAAGCTGGAATAAGTGGTTCTTACTTTGGATCTATAATTGAGGAGCTAGAGGAGTCTGGCAATATTAAGAACTTTGATATAGACGATAGTTTAGATGTTGAAACCTGGTGGGATTTAGGAATGAACGATAGTACAGTAATCACCTTTGCTCAACGAAGGACAAATGGCGAAATTAGAATTATTGATTGCTACGAAAATTCTGGTGAGGGATTAGAGCATTACATAAATGTAATAGATAATAAACCTTACACATATTCAAAACACATAGCTCCCCATGATATTAGAGTTAGAGAAATCGGTACAAATAAATCCAGATGGGAAACCGCTAAAGAACTAGGGTTAGAATTTGACATAGCACCCAAACTTAGTGTAGAAGATGGTATTGAGCAAGTAAGACGAATGTTACCCAAGTGTTTTTTTCATAAAAACAATTGCAATAAGTTGGTTGAAGCATTAAAATCATATTGTAAGCGGTGGGATGAAAAAAATAATTGTTTTAGGAATAAACCTCTACACAATTGGGCATCACACTTTTGCGATTCGGTAAGGTATGGTGCTGTTACAGAACCACTAGAAACATCGGATTGGGATAAGCCAATAGAAGTAGTTACAAATTATATAGTTTAATATGGCAAAAAAAAATAAAGAAATATCTAATATAGAATTACAAAGTTTATTATCAAATCAAATACAAAATGCTTTAGGTTATTTAGGTGGTCAGTTATCAGACTCTAGAACTAAATCGTTAGAATATTATTTAGGTGATAAACTAGGAACAGAAATAGATGGTCGTAGTCAGGTAGTATCAACCGATGTATCAGATACGATTGAAAGTTTATTACCAAATTTATTAAGAGTGTTTACAGCATCTGATAAAGTGGTTCATTGCGAACCAATGACAGCAGAAGATGTTCCAATGGCAGCACAAGCTACAGCTTATTTAAATCATGTTTTTTATAAAGAGAATGATGGCTTTCAATTATTATATAATTTTTTCAAAGATGCCTTGATTGAGAAAAATGGTTTTTTAAAAATTTATTGGGATGACTCTGAAAAAGTAGATTACGAAACTTATGAAAATTTATCCATAGTTGAGAAAGAGGCTTTGCAAGATACTAAGGATGAAATAGAAACTGTTGAGGAAGAAGTATTTGAAGATGAGTCTGCCAAAGAAAAGTTTGAAGAAGTTTTAAAACAATACGAAATGCAAGGGGTAGATATATCTCAAGTTCAAGTTCCTAATTTTAATTTATATAATTGCAAAATTAAAAGAATTAAAAAAACTGGTAAAGTTAAAATAGAAAGTATTCCACCAGAAGAATTTTTAATTGATAGAAGTGCTAAAACAATTGAGGATGCCGATTTTGTTTCTCATAAAGTTTTAATGACAAGATCAGATTTAGTTGCAATGGGTTATCCTCAAGAAGAAGTTGACGAACTACCAAAATCAGATTTAGATATTTATAACGATGAAGAAAATGTAAGACTAAGTGATGTTGATGATTATAATATTTCTAGTGCAACAGATACCTCAACAGAAAAAGTTTTAGTTTATGAGTCTTATGTAAAATATGATTACGACCAAGATGGTATAGCAGAGCTTAGAAAAATAGTTTCAGCTGGTGCAGATGGTCATCACATATTATCAAATATGCCTTGCGATAGTGTACCCTTTGTAACTATCACTCCTATTCCAATGCCTCATAGATTTTATGGAAGATCAATTTCAGAATTAGTAGAAGATGTTCAGTTAATGAAATCTACTGTTATGCGTCAGTTGTTAGACAATATGTATTTAACAAATAATAATAGAGTTGCAGTAATGGATGGTATGGTCAATATGGATGATCTATTGACGACTAGACCTGGTGGAATTGTTAGAACTAAACAACCACCGAACCAAGTGATGCAGCCATTACAAGCTCAACCAATTTCACAACAAGCCTTTCCATTATTATCTTACTTAGATTCAGTAAGAGAAGGTAGAACTGGTGTTTCAAAAGAAGCTCAAGGTTTAAGTCCTGATACATTAAATGCTAAAACAGCTACTGGTGTAAATGCTTTAATGCAACAAACTCAAATGAGATCAGAATTGATTGCTAGAGTGTTTGCAGAAACAGGGGTTAAAGATTTATTTAAAAAAATATTTGAACTAATGGTTAAATATCAAGATAAAGAAAAAATTATTATGATGAGTAACCAATATATACCTGTAAGACCTACTGAATGGAAAGATAGATTTAATATTTCAATTGTTGTTGGTCTTGGAACTGGTTCTAAAGAACAACAAACAATTATGTTAAACAGTATTTTAGAAAGACAACTACAAGCATTTCAAATTCAAGGTGGAAAAGAGATGCCAATGGTAAATTTAAAAAATATGTATAACACTTTGACTAAGATGGTAGAGAACGCAGGTCTAAAAAATGTAGAAACTTACTTTGTAGATCCTGATGTGGGCAAACAAATGATGCCACCACCTCAACCACCACCATTAACACCGATTGAGAAGATAGAATTTACTAGAATTGATGCTGAGAATAAGCGAAAACTTGCAGACCTAGAATTACAAGCTCAAGAATTACAACAAAAGACTCAAGAAATGCAATTAGACTTTGAAGCGAAGATAAAAGAAATGGCTTTGAAATATAATACCCAACTTGATACTGCAAAAATTAAAGCAGATGCAGACTTAGATAAGATGATGGTCGCTGGAGATAACAAAATACTTGAAGAAGCGGCAAAATCTACTAATATGTTTGGCAAACAACTACAAGGAATAAATGAAAGTGAAAGACCAGGCGGACAGGTCGGTGGAAATCAGCCGATCCAACGAAGCCAAGCAGATATTAGAGAGTAAACTTTTTCAAGAGAGTATAGAAACTCTTAAAAAAATTTATTCTGAGGCACTTTTAGAAAAAACAGGTGCTAAAGAGAGTGATACCAGAGAAAAACTTTGGATTGCTTACAATGTTGTTGGAAAAGTAGAACAACATCTACTAACTGTTATTGAAACAGGAAAACTTGCAGCTAAACAGTTGGAAGATTTTAGAAAACAACAGAATAATACAAAATTTTAACCATCAAGGTTAAAATAAGCCAAGTCTAACGACAGCTTAACAATGGAGGACTTAATGTCTGAAACAAACCCTTTACTGAACAATGCTTCAGTACAAGGTGCAGCAAAATCTATTGAAGGTTTAATGGACACTAAAGGTGTTATCAAAAAACCTCAAAAAGAAGCAGCACCAGTTGAACCAAAAGAAGAAGTTGAAGCGGAAGCAGAAACTGAAACAGAAGAACAACAACAACCTGTTGCTCAACCAGAGGAAACAATGGAAGTAGCAGAAGAAGAACAAGCATCACAAGATGAAAATGCAATTGAAGAACAAGAAACTGATCTACACCAAGTAATTGTGAATGGTGAAAAGATTGATGTTGACCTTGAAGAATTAAAAGCAGGTTATCAAAAAGATGCCGACTACAGACGAAAAACTGAGGAGATAGCAATTGAAAAAAGAGAGCTAAAATCCGAAGAAGATCGTTTGAAAAATCAGTATTCAACTAAGATGGATGATTTAAATTCATTAGTAGTTACTTTAAATGCTGAGATTAACAACGATATGAATTCTAAGGAGCTTGATGCTCTTTGGGATGAAGATCCGACTGAAGCTGCTAGAGTTGATCGTAAGATTAATAAACGAAAACAATCAATTCAACAAGCACAGCAAAAACTGAGAGAACATCAAGAAGCTCAGTTTCAGGATATATTAAGAAATGAACAAAAAAAACTTCATTTAAAACATCCTGAGATTGCTGATCCTATTAAGGGTGCAACAGTTAAAAATAATATCATGGGTTATTTAAATTCTAAAGGCTTCACAAACGATGATGTTTCAAGAATTTATGATTCAAGATATTTTGATGTGATAATGGATGGTATGAAAGCTAATGCGACTAAACCCAATTTAGTAAGTAAAAAAGTTAAACCAACTACAGTTGTTAAGTCAGGTGTTAAAGCTACAAAAGAAGATTTAAATAATCAGTCTAGGTTGAAGAAGATTAAAGCGTTGAAGAAAAGCGGAAGTGCAAAAGATGCTACCGAATTACTGATGCGTTATCTATAAACATAACCTAACGGAGAAAACAAATGGCTAAATACCAAACATATACGACTATAGGTATAAGAGAGGATCTAGCGGACATAATTTATTCAATTAGTCCAACAGAAACACCTTTTATGTCTGGAGTTGCAAAAACAAAAGCAACTAATACTTTACACCAATGGCAAACAGATGCACTAGCTGATGTTGCTGCAAATGCTGCCGTTGAAGGTGCTGACATTACTTATGGAACAATGTCACCAACTACATTGGAAAATAACCACACTCAAATTTCTACTAAAGGAATTCAAGTTACTGCAACTAACGAAGCTGTAACTTCTGCTGGAAGAAATAATGAGATGGCTTACCAAGTAGCTAAAGCTGCAAAAGAATTAAAAAGAGATATGGAAACAGCTCTTTTATCTAATGTTGCTAAATCTGCTGGTTCAGCTACAGCTGCAAGAAAACTAGGTGGATGTCCAACTTGGTACGAAACTAATGTTGATGCAGGTGCTGGTGGTTCTGGTGCTGGTAATGGTGCTATAAGAACAGATGGAACTCAAAGAGCTTTTACTGAAGATCAGTTAAAAGGTATTTTAGTTAGCTGTTACAATGAAGGCGGAAACCCTAACATGATTATGGTAAATGCTTTCAACAAACAGAAACTATCTGGCTTTACAGGCGGTTCTACTAGATTTGATGCTGCGGAAGATAGAAGATTAATTACTTCTATTGATGTGTACGAATCTGACTTTGGAACTATGCAAGTATCACCAAACAGATTTATCAGAGGTGCTAATGGTACTGCTGCTAAAATCGGACAAGATGCTCACATTCTAGATATGGAATACTGGGCAGTTTCTTTCCTTAGAGATTTTGCTCTACAAACACCAGCTCAGACTGCTGACGCAGATCAGAGATTTATGGTTGCTGAGTACACTCTTGAGTCAAGAAATGAAAAAGCAAGTGGTTTAATCACAGATTTAACTACTTCATAATAAATCTAAAGTGGTGGGGGAATTTTCCCCCATCATTTAATTAACAATTTTGTTTGGTCTTTGAAGTCAATGACGGAACGAAGCAAATAAATAGGATAAAAAAATGAGAACATTAAACGATTACTTTATAACTGCTGAAATAGAAGATATTTCTACAGCTTCATCAACTTTTGTTGCTGTACCTGATGGTGGTAAAATAGTTAAAATTATAACTGCTTTACAAGGTGCAATATCTGGAGCAAATGCTGCAATTTCTTTTGAAATTGGTGGTACTGCTGTAACTGGTGGTGGTATAACAGTTGCTCACTCTGGTTCTGCTGCTGGTACTGTAGATTCTGCTAAACCTACTGCTTTAAACAGAGTAGAAGAAGATGGCACTATTGAAATGATTACTGATGGTGGTTCTACTGGAGCTAAAAAATTACTTGTTACACTTGTAATAAGAAGATAATAAATAAATGGGGGATCTTGCCTAGCGGTATTTCCCCCTTAATTAATTAGGAGAAAAAAAATGAGTTATAATTATGCTTTAAGACCTGGTACTACACAGAAACTTAATACTAATAATTCTTCAACAGCTTCCGCTGCATTTGGTTCACAGACTGAATACATAAGAATAGTTGGAGATGCTAATTGTCATTTTGTTTTAGGTGGTTCACCTACTGCAAGTGCAACATCAGCTTTATTACCATCTGGTGAAATAGAAATGTTAAAAGTTTCACCTGGCGAAAAAATTGCAGTATTTCATGGTTCATCTACAAATGTATATGTTACTGAAATGAGTGCTTAGTGGCTAGACAAAAGTTTGTTCACTTTGTTCCAAGAGATCAACCTAAAAAAAGACCTGGTTGTCATAAAAAATCTCAGAACAAATCAGAAAGCAGACAAAAAAAACAAACAAGATACAAAGGTCAAGGCAGATGAGAAAAGATATAAGTATTGATGGTTTAAAAAAAGAAACATTTTCTTTAGATGAAATGGAAAAGAAAATTGTTTTGAATGAAGAAGTTAATATAGATCCTCATTTACAACACAATAAAAGATTACTAAATTTAAATGATGGATATTCAAAATCCAGAGATTTAAAAAGAGTAGCTTCTATTCCAACTTTAGCTTTATCTGTTTGGGCGAATGAGTATAATGGTAGTAACAATTGGTTTTCACTTCCTAAAGAAGTTCAAACAAAAATATTAAAAACAAAATTAAATAGTAATGAGTTTAAATATTTTAAAACAGCAGAAGGTAAATTATAATGGCACTTGCAACTTATTCAGATTTAAAAACATCTATAGCTAACTGGTTAAATAGATCAGATTTAACAACTGAGATTGCAGAAGATTTTATAGTTTTAGCAGAAGCTGATTTTAATTCTAAATTAAGAATTAGAAAAATGAATACTTCTACTTCTATTACAATAGATTCAGAAACAGAATCTGTGCCTACAGATTTTTTACAAGTAAGAGATTTTTTTATAACATCAGGTGGAACTAAGTATGCTTTAAAATATATTACTCCAGCTCAAATGGATCAAATTAAAGGTTCATCTACAACTGGAATGCCTTCAGCATATACTATACTTGGAGATAGTTTTAGATTTGCACCTATTCCAGATTCTGCATACACAGGAACATTAAATTATTATGCTAAGTTTGCAGCTTTATCAGATACCAATACTTCTAATTATATATTAGCAAGTCATCCTGCAATTTATTTATATGGTTCATTATATCATGCTGCTAATTTTTTAGGTGGTGTTGATCCCCAAAGACTTCAACAATGGCAGGGAATGTACACAACTGCTATGGAAAGATTAGAGAGAAATGATAGAGAAGATCAATATGGTAATGCACCTTTACAACAAAGAGGTGATGTAACTGTTGCAGGTTCATTTAATGATTTATCTAAATTTGTA